AAGAAACTCTTTTTAAAGACGGGGAATCCACCCCTTGTAGAATACTACCATTTGACGTTGCGAAAAGTTTACTACTCTTTTCTAGTTGGTTTAATTGAAATTTTGATTCGAGTAAAATATCTTATTTTAGGCTATACTCATACCCTAAAACGATGAAAGCGACATCTCCATTCCAAAGCACCCCAACACTTGTCACGTGTTAGGGAGTAATCAATTGGAATGGGGTTCAATTTTCCCTAACATCTCCGCGTATGTTACGCCAAGATTTCTAGAGTGGACAGCAAAATCACAATCTTCGGCAACATGAACCATCTGCTGCCGAAATTCCTCGTAATCCTGCTCACCATGCGCCACAAATTCACGCAGCGCTCCGTCCACAACGGAGCCGGCCCAAGCATCATCAGAGATGTCACTAGATCGCATCCTAACGTGCAAAGACTTATAAATCGACGCTTTATCTAAGGCGCCCATGTGTCTCCCTAATACATTGTTATAAACCGATTTCCTTTTTAGAAAATCTACGTCGGCAATAGTCATATAAGATATATGATCCCCCGATTTATCTGGAGGTGTATATTTCATACCAATACTACATATATAATCGGATTTTGAAATACAATTAAATAGTGGGTAATCTTCATTAACACTACCTATATCATCATCACCATACGTCATCATCGAGACTGCATCACGAAATCTCTCTGTTTCTGGGTAAATGGAAAAGAATGAGCATCTGCTGATTAAAGAGTTGACAATAGAATTTATGTACACCGTTAAATTGTGACCAGATGGATTACTACCAAAAAATTGGACTAATGTTCCATTATAAGCTACGACAGGATATATCACATCCGATATCATAGACCTCATAATAGTAAGATCGAGTTTGGAATATCCAGCCCGATCTGCCAATTCAATAAGTATACTAAAAGCCGCACCTGTCAATGAGGCCGGCATCCTCTGATCATACGCACTATAATCACCAGCTACAATCCTTTCCTCACCAAAAGTGGTAATATGTTCGTGCATCTCTTGCCACTCTCCCGAAAATGCATTCACCCCCACCGCACATTCGCTCAGAAGGGGGAACATACTCAAATGTGAAGCGATTGGCAAAAAATACTCTCGTAAGAGCATTTTTAAGGCCACCGGTGCTGCCTGGAAAACTCTGACTTTCAATTTTCCAATTTTAACGGGCTCATCTTTCAATGAAGCTCTAAAAACGGGATAGCAGCGCTCACCAACAGAGTACCGCTCTTTATACAGATTATAAACCGCTAATATTTCCGGATCGATCAGAAAATTGTCATTGTGCCCGTCCATCGATGGCCCTACTGAACAAAATTTCGATAATTTCCCAGTCAAAGGAAATCCTACAGAGGTATTTTGCGGCATCCGATTTAAAAATTTATCACCGTCTAAACCGTTAATCACGGTCTCAAGATCCAACGGCCGAATA